GATCTGTGTCGTCGAACGTGAAGTTGAAGCTGGTCGCCGCGTCCGCGTCGGACCAGACACTGAGGCGCACCTGCTCGAACGCCTCAACGATGCCTTCGAAGTCGATGTTGGCGTCTTCCAGGTTGCCGATCGTGGAGTCCTTCATCACGGTGAACAGGATGTCCCGCGCGTCGTCGTGCGCGACGGGCGACCCGCCGAATGAGGTTCCGTTCCACGTCAGGATCTTGCGGTATGCGAAGCAGTTGAGCTGGCGATCCCGCGCGCGCAGAGCGCCCGTGGTCGCTATCGTGCGCGTGTGGATGGTCGTGACGTTGCCGAAGCTGATATTCGGAGGTTTGGTCATCGAGTAGCAGTGCGTCCAGCGTATCTCGTCGACCACGGTTCCGCTGAAGTGGGCCACTCGCGGCGGGTCCGCGCTCAGGTCTGCCCCAAACAGATCTTCCTCGACGTTCGACACCTGGCGCCATCGCCGCGGAGTGTTCGTGAGCCGCCGAGCCCGCACGAGGCAGCGCGTGGACGTGAACCCGGTCGGCTTGACTCGCATGGTCAACGCCCGGGCCCCGCGCGCGGTTGCGCTCCCCTCGAGCATGCCCTGCTGGGTAAATGACGGTCCGGTCGGGTTGCCGTTGGCGTCGGCCGGTGTGACGATGACCTGGATGTTCACGTCGAGGGCGCGCGTCGTAACGCCGTCGTCCATGAACAGCCCGCGCGGCGCAACAAAGTTGCACACGATCTCCAGGTCGTCTGCGCCAGCTGGGTGTTCGAAGTCGATGAAGAAAGGCCCCAGGTACAGGTCGCGCAGGTTCGTCACCTGGGCAAATTCGAACGTTGCACCGATGTACGGGAACAGGTCTCCAGGGTCCTGTAGGTCCTCAAAATACGTCTGCAGCAGCGCCCACTCGGCCTGCTGTGCGGTTGGGATGCTCACCGTGAGGTGGACCAGATTGATGTCTGTGTCCGCATCGTCGATAGCGGTGACGGTCAGCGCCTCCACTTCGATTGGCTCGTCAGTGTCTGATGTGACGGGCGTGCTCAGGTCAGGCGCCGTGCCCACTCCGCCAGCCGGCACGTGTTCGCTGGGCCAGAAGACGAACAACTCGTCGCCGACGGAGACCCGGTCCGTGATGTCCGACGCTGACTCGATGTTGGTTCCGTTGTAGGGCACCGAGATGGTGCCGACGGAACCTCCGTTGTAGAAGAACACGTTGCGGATCGCGTCGTTGTCGGACTGGTCACCGTCCGCCCAGGCGCTGCCCCAGAACGTGTTGTCGCTGAAACCTCGCAGCTCCTGCCCGTTCACGGCCTCGACCGGGTAGACCGTGTAGACATCATCCTCGATGGCCTCGCCGATCGTGGTGTCCGGCGCGTGCGATCCCCCGGTAGGCGCCGAGCCGGGACCGTAAACCTCTGCGCTCGCGCCATCGATCTGGCTGATGAGCGTGTCGCCATCACGAATGTCGCTGACCGCGTGCAAGCCGACGCCCACGCAGTAGTAGGCGATCTCGGTCTCGACGTGGTTCTCGTAGACCGTGTAGGGCACGCCCAGCAGGTCCGGGACCGACCGCACGCCGCCGACGATGTACGGGATGCGCTGCTCCGGGCGCGGCTCGTTCGAGCGCTTGCCCAACGTGTTGTTGGGGCTCCCTCCTCCGAGCGCGCGCGAGCGCTGCTGCGGCGTCTTGATGGTCGGGACGTCGGGGATGATCCATTCAAGCAGCTTGATCGCGCCGAGCACGAGCCCGCCGACGCCCAGCAACGGGTCGATCCCGGCCGGGTAGATGCGCACCACCACGGTTCCCTCGAGCTGGCTCAGGTGCGGCACGTCAGCTGCCGACTCGGGCGTCACGTCGTATTCGACGGAGCCCGCGCGGTGATAGAGCCGAGCGGTCTCCGGCCAGCGCCCGAAACGCTCGATGAGCCATGGCACGAGCTCAGTCGCCTGGTGCACCTCGGTGCGGCGCGGCTCGAGCGCGTTCGGAACGACAATGACCTCGACGCTCACGCCGCCTCCGGTCCGCGCGCGGTTGGCATGTAGTACTCCAGCGAGTCCCACTCCAGCGCCAGGTCGCTGAGCCAGGTGTTACGCGCGCCCTGGGGCGTCAGGTGGAGCACGCGCCAGCGCATCAGGACGCCCACGTGGGGCATCTCGCGGCGCCGCCGCATGAGCACGACACAAGGCTGCTGCGGACGCGCCAGGCGCTCGAACAGGGGCCCGCCGGCGGCGCCCGCGGCCGCCGCGTCGAGCGAGCCCCGATCCGTCTCGTGCGGCGTCAGGTCGCCCAGGTCGACGCCCGTGGCGTCCCGCCAGACCTCGCGCACCAGATGCCAGCAGTTGAACCGTTTCAGGTCGAATTGGCGCCCCAGATACGCGTCGGCTGAGACTTGGCGCATCATCCGAACCCCCTCAGCATCGGGAAGCGCTCCAGGTCGTAGAGCTCGCCCGTGCGGTTCGCGTTGAGCTCAGGCGCCTGAGCTTCAAACGTGGCCCCGTCCCGGGAGGTGGTGACGTTGACGATCTCGAGCACGCGTTCGGAGCCCGTGATGGGCGCGCTCAGGTCGTCGGAGCGGTAGGCGCGGTAGGTGAGCGTTGGGCGAGTCTCCATCCCGTTGGCTTCCCACACGGCCGCGATCTCCGTCGCGATCACGTCGCCCACATCGCCTAGCGTGATGGCCAGCGACTGCACCAGGTCGTCGCTCGATGCTATGGGGAGCACGCGAGCTGGGTAGTAGTCGTAGGTGGACTCGTCTGGCAACGTGACGGTGGGGCTGAAGTTGGCCGTGCCTGACGCTGCGGTTCCGCTGTGGTCAGTCACGCCACCGGACCCCGTAGTGTCCGTTTCGTCGAGCTTCACCCACAGGATACAATCACCGAAGAACGACAATGCTGATACTTCAGGCGGCTCGCCACCGTTGTAAAGCTCGCTGACCTCGCCAGCCGTAAGCTCACGGTTCCAGATGGTGACGTGCCTGATCTTGCCGTCAAACGGCGCGGAACTGCCGCGCTGCCCGATCTGCAGTGGCTCAGCGTTAAGAAGAGACGCGCTCGTCAGGTTGTTCGTGCCTACCGTCTTACCCTGAGCGGAGCCGTCCTGGTACATCGTGACGCCAGCCGCGTCGGAGGTGCCATCGAATGTCCACCCGATGTGGTGCTCGGTTCCGTCCGCAGGTGGGCGCGGGTCTGCACCAACCTGAATCTGCTGAGCGCCTCCGGGCCCGCACAGGATCAAGTCCTGGTCGACGTTCGCTGAGACTGTCCAGCGCCACCCCGCATTGTTAGCGGCCGATTGCTTGCCAAGCACTGCCCGACCGTATGTCTCGGCCGAGAGCCAAGCAAACGCGCTGCGCGCGGTTGTGCGCGTCATGTCAAGCACATCGCCAAACGCTATCTCGTCGCTGACCCCATCGAAGACCCACTCGGTAAGCGGGTCTCCGTCCGTGACCACAAGCCCCGACGGTGCGTTGCGCACGATGCGGTACGTCTGCGTGAAGTCAGGGTGGGCAATCTCCAGGCAGTCGAACCGAACCACACTCCGACGCGACGAGAAGAAGAACTCTTCGGGAGTGGTCACGTGCGCACCAACTGGAAGTGTGGTCCGTCGTCGAGCGGGTAGCGCTCGGGCCCGTTCAGGCGCTGGTAGCGCTCCACGTACGCGGCGCGCGCGGCCTCCAGCCGCCCCGGCACCAGGTCGCCCAGCGAGCGGTCCCAGATGCGCCCCCAGACCAGCTTCACCCCCAGCCGTTCCCCCGCATCGCGCATGGCCACAGCGATCTTGTTGCAGAGCGGCATCTGCCACTGCAGGCGCCCATCCACGTATGGGACCAAGTCCACAGCTTCACCGGTCAGGTGGTAGCTGTTCAGCGTGCGGCTCGCGCCCGAGTCGAATAGCTTCCGCTGCCGCTCCGCCGAGCGAAGCCCTTCGAACACCCCGAAGTCCTGCTCCGTCAGCGTGATGGCAAGCCGCACCACTGATGCCAGCGCTGGCTTCACGCCGACCAGATTCGCTTCACTCATCTTCCCAAGTCGAAACATCGTCACTCCGGGAGCAGGATGCACGCGCCCTGCCTGTTTGTCGGCAGCATCACCTTGAGCGTAGTGCCATTGAGGGTCGTCCAGCCCGCGTTCACCGATGCCGCATCGGTGAGCACGATCGTGGCCGCGTCCGGCTTGTCGTCGATCGTGTAGGTGCCATCCAGGTTGATCGATAGCCCCTCCACCGTGCCCACGCAGCCCGTGAGCAGAACCTCACGCCCCTCCGGGAACTCCGCCATCTCAGCGTCTGGGCCCGCATCGATTACGCGCTGGTCCGCATCGCCATCGAGGATGATGAGAGTCTTGATCGGGTTGGGGATGACCTCCAGCGTCACCTGCACCGTGTGCGAGTAGCCGCGCGTCCGCGCGAGCTCCTCCGGGTCGTCGAGCACACAGCAGAGGTGGTTCACAGCCACCGGCGCGTCGATGAGCAGCGGCAACCGGAACAACTCCGTGCGCGACCGAACGGTCTCGCGCAAGAACCCGGTCAGCGCCGTGTACTCCTCTGGAGTGCAGACGAACGTGCAAGTTGCGATGTGACTCGCGCCCAGGATGTCCCTCCGCACGCGTGAGCGACCGCCGTCGAGGCGGATCGAGACGAATTCTTTACCGCGCCGAAGCCGGTAGCCGTCCTGCTCAGGGGTGGGGAGGAAACTGGGCCAGAGTTCGGTCGCCATCAGGACCTCACGCGCTTTGCGGTGGTGGTCTGCGTCACGGCTCGCCCCGTCTTGCTCTGCGGCGAGCGCATGTCCTGGGCGATCACGTCAGGGGCCACCTCCTGGACGATGCGCCGCGCAATCACCTCAATGCGCTTGTCGTCCACCTGGCGCACCTCGTGCTCTACGCCGGGGGCCTGGTTGATGACGTTGACCTGGATGCCGCCAGAGCCTCCAGCGCCAGGGGCCCAGGTGCCGGCGTTCATGGCGTCCAGGTGCCCTCGGTAGCGCCTGGTTGCGTCGGCGTTCAGGACGTACTCCTGGCCGTGCACGAGGCCAGCTACAGCGCCGCGCGCACCGTTGCCGGTGTAGCCGCCCTCCGCGAAGAGACCGACCGCGCCCGTCGCCGAGAGTGCCTTGGCGGCCGCCACCGAGCTGGCCAGGGACGCCGTGCCAGCAGCGCTCGAGGCGCCGAACGTGGCCGCATTGACCAGTGCCGCGGGCGTGGCCCATGCGGCCGACACGATGCCCGCTTCCACCACGCTCTTGGCCGTAATTGCGGCGCTGGCGGTAGCCATCTCCGCCGTCTCCTTGGCACGGAGCCCGCTCGCTATGGCCTCGTTGATGCCCATCTGGATCGGGATCCGAATGAGCGCGCTGATGATCTCGGCCACGATGCTCCGGCCGATGTTCTGGATGGCCTCCGCGGTGTCGTTCCAGCTCTCGCTGAACGCGATCGAGTAGCCGATCGCGTCGCCCAGGCTCCCGACCACCCCCAGCATGCCCTGCTGAAGGGTGCCTCCTGGCCCGAAGATGCCCGCCAATTCCTGGCCGAGCGTGCGCGTGTCCCGCAGAAAATCAGCGCTCATCACACCCATGGCGCCATCGAACGTACGTTCTTCCGCTGCCTGGCGTTCCTTCGCTGCGATCTCAGCAATCTCGGCCGCGCGCTTCCCGGCCGCGATGCCCTTCTCCTCGTCGCGCTGGCGCTCCAGATCGAGCAGTTCCAACTCGAGCTCGAGCTGCTTGTCGATGCGCTCATTGGTCTCATCGAGCAGACGGTGCTCTATCTCGATGGCGCTGTTCCGCCGCAGCTGCGCCTCGATCGCGTCCATCTGCGCGTCGTTCAGGTGGCCCTGGGCCTCCTCGAACGCCTTGATGAACCCCTCGGTGACGCGGCGCTCATCGTTGTTCATCTGGAGCAGGATGTTTTCCCGCTCGAGCTCCTTCAGGATCTCGTCGGCCGTGCGCCACTTGAGCTTCTCTGCCTTCGGGTGCGTTGTATCTCGCCCGCGGCGGTCCAGCGTGTTGCCAGGGTCGTTGGGGTCCTCGTTCACCGTGGTGGTGCCACGTCGGCCGTTGCGCTGCTGGTTTATGGTGTCGAGCAACCGTGCGGTGACCGGTCCCTGGCCCGTCACGATGGCCTGCGTGTTCGCCGCCATCTCGGCCAGCACTGCACCCAGCCCTTCCTTCGCGGCCAGCCCAGGCGCCCGGAACAGCAGCGTCAGCGAGCGCACCGCGCCGATTGCCCGGTCCTCCAGGGTAGAGAGCATCAGGGCCATGAACTGGAGCACTGTGACGGGGTCACTGTCCATGTCGGGCAGGATCTCTGCAAACACGCCCTTGAACTCACTGATGTCCGTGATCTCCTTCACCAGGTCGACGATGGTCGGCACCATCTCGTCCACGGCCTTGGAGATGCTGATGATGGTCTCCGCCAGCCCCTGGCTCGCGCCCGTGGCGTCGTTTATCTCGCCCACGAGGCGCATGATCACGTTGCCGGCCACGTTGAGCGAATCGCTGACGGTCGGGATGCGCTTGCCGAACTCTTCTACGATCGACT